AAAAACCGCGAACACTGAAAGTGCAAAACTAGGCATTGTAGCCCGGCACTAGCAATGGTGAAACATGGTGAAACACATGTGGTGCCCAATGCGCCTGACGGGTCTTTGTCAGACGGCCCTTATAAGACCGCCCCCCGGGGCTTTGGGGGGCCTGACGCATGCTTAGGCCAGATCGCTAGGCTCTGCGCCATCACGGTACGCAGGGCCAGAGATGCTGGTTCCGTAGTATTTCTCAGGGCCTTCAAGGTTGACCCTGTCACTCAAAGCCTGGCTAAGATCCGGCAGCTCGAACTTGTTGTAGTCGACCTCTGCCCGCCACTTTCCACGGCCAAATAGTGTGGCAACTCGCCTGTATTCTGCGAGAGCCTCATCATTGTCCTTTAGCACGCTAAGCTGTGCGGCGACCGCTATGTCAGGGATCTCCTCGCCTCGGCTGACGCTGAGAAGATTTGTGCCGAGCATTTTATCAATATTTAGATATCGTGCTCGGCTGCGGCCAGTAGCAGGGTCATACAAGTACTGATGACTCAGCATGGCGAAATCGTTGCAATCGCCTCGGGTCGTGGAGCCAGCTTTGGTGACTGTGCCCCAATGCCTGAGCACCTTCTCATCGACGTCGCCGGTATGGCTCTCGTCATCGCCGACAGCTATGACCCAGTTCGCCCCCGCATCCAAGAGCGTAAAGGCTCTGAAGAAGGAGTTTTGGGATCCGGTTGTGAACAACCCGGACCCCGTCATACCGAACTGCGTGCAGTCCCACACTTCGCCAAAGAAGTTAATGGAATGCGCGCTATGAGCAAACGCATCTCCATAGAACATAATGGCGGACGCTTCGTGGATCGCTCTTACATCCTCGTCCGAGATCGGCGACTGTCCTGCGTCTTCTGGAAACGTGTGGGTGAAAGCGGTTGGCTTGACGCTCACAGTCTGGAGCTTCCGCTCGGCGTCCAGGAGTATGCCTAGACGCGGCACAGACATATCGAAGCCGGAAGCGTCGGTGCTAACGACTTCAAGGCTGCCTGCGCCCTGCTGTACGCGCTGGATGAAGTGCTCGACACCTTCTTTGTGATGTCCCGAGCCGAGCCCATGAACGGTCTTCGAGCCTTTCTGCTGGTACTGGTCTATGTCAGTCTTGCAAGCATTGTAGCTCCCAAGCATTTGGCAGATGGTATCTACCAAGGAAGCTAACCATATGATGCGAAATCGACCTGACGCGACCTTTTCCGGCCCGTGATCCTCAGGCTTGATGAAGGCCTCTTTTGGATCGACCAAGAACAACGATCTCTGTTGTTTCGCTGACATCGTTCCTTGACGAGCGCCAGCCGCCGCACGCAAAAGCATGCGGCAGCCGACGATCATTCTGAGTTCAGTAGCGATGTCCTCGTTGGAATCCGTTGCCCATTGGCGCTTGTCCAGCTGCCGGAAACGAGTATTCCAACCTGAGCTCTTGTGCTGTAACGCGTGAAGAACGCGAGTCCATCCGCGGGAGCATCCGTCCGAGTTTGTTCCTTCGAAGATGGCTGGAAGGTGCTCTGCATAAGAAGAAACTGCGAGATCGAAAGCAACTCTGGAACGTGCCGTCATCTCTGGAGCGTGCGAATCAAGTCGTTTCGCGTGGGCTTCCAGCGATCTTCTGATGTTCTTGCGAGTAGACTTCGGGATGACATGCTCTGCCAACCTTCCTAGTCCTGCTTCCTTTAGCTGTTCCTTCTCCTCAGGGGTGAAGCCAATGCAGCCATCAGCGTCCTTTTCCGGGGCCTTGCCGTAGGCCTTGTATCGGCCAGTCTTCGTGAACACTGGCTGTCCATCGGACCCAAGGAAAGACTCCTGTTCATCCTTCGCGAGGTCTTGGACGCTGGAATGCATCTGCATGTTGAGAATCCACTCCCTGATGGCCGGCTGCGTCATCAAGTGCTCTGGTGTTGTGCATGCTGCCTTCTTGAGGGCCCATGCAGCCTTCACACCTCCCTGAACAAAGTCGACCAACATGTCAGCAACTTCTGAGTTCTTGGGGTAAAGCGAGAAGCCGGTGGGCTTGGCTGGCATCGCTGCTGGAGGGACATCTTGCTCTGAATTTCTCCAGAACCTCTGGTCCTCCGGCAGCAAAGCTGAACCTGCCAGATGCTGCTTTAAGGAAGCCAGCATCGCATGCGTTTTGTCGTCAACAAGCTCTGCGTCAGGGTGCGCTGCTAAGGCGGACTCGTTCGCAGTGACGTCCTGCCGCACAAGTCCTGCTGACTTGAGCGTGTGTAGAGTTGCCAAGTCTCCATGTCGTTGTGTGAAGGCCGACGAGTCTGCAGTGAGGCTTTGCGCGAGCCGTGATTGGTTGACGATGTCCTTGCACGTTGTCTGCAGCTGGTCTAAAGCTTTCTCAGACTTAGCAGCAACCTCTGCTAGGGCTTCGCACACGTCCCGCTTTTGGCGCTTCGGGCGGCGACGACGTGTAGGCTCCTTCTCCTTAAGCATAGACATGGCCAGTCCGGGCGGAATCTGCCGTTCACCCTTGTGACCGTCGTACCGTCCGCCTCTAGGCTGACCTTTCCTGTTCTTTGCCCGGATCTGCGCGATCGTTGGAACCGTGCCTACATCGCCCTCACCACGTCCGTATTGGAGATCGTCAAAGTGCTCCCAAGCCTGTTCTGCAGTAGCGTCGACATCGTAATCCGCACTGTCGTAACTGTCCTCGTCATCATGGTGGTACGGGCCGCCGTAATAATAGTGGTCGAAGTCGTCCTCCATACGGTTCTTCTGCCTGTACTTCTCCTCCTCATCGAGGGCAGGATCCCAGTACTCGGTGCCGTCCTTCTTATCGTAGTCCTCCCAGTTGTAGTACCAGGCTTTAGCCTGCTTCTTCTCCTTGTTGTTCTCTGCCATCTCAGACCTGAACTTTTCGAAATGATCGTTCTTCAGATCCTTGTGGTAGTTGAGAAATCGCCGGAGAGCATTGGGCGCCACGCCAAGATTGTAACGGTCCCCGCGCAAGCTGCAGATGTGCATGCCAAGGCGGTGCTCGACTCCTCCGTCAGCTATATAAGGACTACCTGAGAAACCGGGCAGAGTCGAAGCCGTCATGGCCACAACTCCACACCGTTTCATCGCCTCTGTTGACGATTGTATCTGGCCCCTCGCACGAAGGAAGCCGGTTTCAGAAACGCCGTACACATAAAAGAAGCGGCCTGCAACTGGGTCCTTTGTGAGCTTGGGCGCAATACCGCATCCGATCCTAGCGAACGCGGCGGCTGCCTCGCGTGCAGACTTGAACGTGATAAAGGCCTGGTCGTAGCCAGTACCCTTGTCGTCCCAAGTCTCCGCGCCCGGCGGACGCCGGATGGTGCAGTTCTCAGCACCAAGAGGGTACGATTCCTTGCCGAACTCACGGAACATACGAATACCAGCGGCCAAATTGTTTAGATTGTGGCCGGCTGTGCCAAGCGTCAGTTCATCCTCGCGCCATGCGATTCCGATCACCTGGGCTGCATTGTTCATGAGAGCAACCAAGCCTGTGGGCAAAGCGGGGATGTGCTCCGGTTTGTCTCGCCCAAGCAGACTCGATTCGTTGCCGCGCAATGCGGTGAACTTGTAGTCTGGGTAAAACGTCGGCTCGCCGTTGCGATCTTCGCTGACCCTGCCCCCAGTAGGAGTTGCTAGGTATAGCTGAGCGCCTTTGATTTCACGGTAGAACATGTGGTCGCCACACGGGAACAAGCCGCTGCGCAGCTCCTGTTTCTTTGGCGCAAGGACTGCCTTTACCGACTTGATCGCATCATCTATGGCGACGTTCACTGCCGTCTTAGCATCATCAGCAGCCCCTCTGGCACCTCCTAGAAAGCAGCTCCGGCAAGCGCGGCATGGGCATGACATGCATGACTTAGCGCAGCCTGCCATCCTCTGCAAACAGGTTTTAGGTGGCTCAGTCGCTGGTTCGTTGGTCGCAGTCGGTGACCGGGCCAAGACTCGATCAGGCTTCTTCTTTTCCTTGTGACACAGCAGCTGGCAACATCCTAGCAAGCAACAACCTTCCTGGGACGAGCCCTGGTCTTTGTCAAGCTTGTCGCGCAGCTCCTTTGCCTCGTCAAGAGCCTGATTCACAGACTTGCCTGAAGCTGGCTGTGGTTCGCTTGTGGCATGCTCAGACCGATTAGGACCGAACTCTGCCTTAACAAGCTCCACGAACGCTCGGTCTTCAGATGACAGAGGCGGCACCTCCACAACGGTTTCAGGCCGCTTGGAAGACACAGGAGCAGGTTCTTCTTGGAGCGCGCAGCTCTCTTCAGGAACCGTAGAGAGCGCGCGGCTCTCTGATTTGTCGTGATGAAGCTCCTGGAGCGCGCAGCTCTCGTGGGCTTCAACGACAGCCTGTATCTTCGCGGCTGCCTCGGTGAATGCCTGGCTGGTAGGAGCCCCGGTAGCAAGAAGTGCGCGGACTGCGCGACCTAGCTCCTGATCGAAGTCTAGGGGCTTGTCGCGGCTACTGCTACTTGATCCAGTGGACTCGCTGTCGGCGTTCCAGCCAGTTTCCTCCAATTTCTCGACCGAAAGAGTCCCAGGCCACAGCTGCGGCGGTAGGTTCGCTGACACAACCGGAACGGCTACTGCGGCGACTCCTGCTGCCCCAGCAGTCGCGAGCTTGTTGTGAGCGACCGTGTACTGCAGCTTGGCAACAGCTTTGGTTCCGCAGTATTTCGCTACGAATGCTGCGCAGGTTGGCCCAGCCGTCTGGTTCTGGTACCTCTCGCCTCTTGGCGGAGGCCGAGAAGGCCGAGGAGGCACCCCAGGAGGGTGCACATATCCTGGTGTGGAGGTACGGCACTGCGCGCAACGGGCCAAGTACTGGCTGCATCTGTTGCATGTGCTGATTCCGCATTCGCGACACTGCAGGTACATAGACCCCAGAACATCAAAGCAGATCGGGCACTCCAGCTGGTACAGCTTAGCCTCATGCCAACGACGGAACATAAGCCTCAGGGCACGGCGTTCGCGCAGAGTGATCTGCGGTCGGGTGCGTGAGGCTGTGCGACGTGGTAAGGACTCCTCCAATGAGATCCGAACTGGGTCATTAGCCATCTCTGCTGCGCGCCGAGTAAGCTCATCGGCAGCCCGATAGCTGGCTCGTATGCTTCGCGCATTCTCTTGGAGCTGCTCCTCTTCCCTCCGCAATGCCTCCGCGCGTTGGCGCAGGATGCTCAGCATCTGCTCGTCTTGTTCCTGGATGGCTCTTACGGCTTCAGCTTGCTCTCTGAGCTGGCGCAAGATGTCTTCATCTTGCTCTTGCTGGCGCGCGAGCGCCTCTCGTTGTGCAAGCGCTTGCTGCGCTCCGTTGAACGCAGGCTGGGGAAGATCACGCTCTGCACTTGCGCTCTCAGATGCAAAGGGGTTTGGTCCCAATGGATCAGCCTCGGACATCGTTGAATGCGGTCCCTGCATTGTGAACTGCGGCGGAGCTATCAGCTCAACGCCAGCCAGACCACGTTGGTGGGTTTCTAGGCGAGCGTCCCGCAATGCTTGCTCCGCTGACACCCAAGCGGCGAAGCCGCCTGCAGTCGGGACGTACGATGCCAAGCGACTAAGCGGAGGCATCGGTCCCACTTGCGGTGGTGGGTCCGTTGGGCTGTTCAAAAGATCTGGAATTTGGTACATCTGCCACTGTCCGCTGGCGTCGCCCGTGTTCGGGGGCACAACGGCTGGGCCTGTGAATGTCAAATCAGAGCGAAGTGCGTGTTCCGCCACTGGGTCACCAATGGCGTAACTCAACTGCATCCACTCGGGTTGCATCTTCTCTTTCTTTCCTTGCTGCTGCGGCAAACTGCTGCTGCTGCTCAACTAGATTGATCGATTGGTGCACAAGTGCGAAGGCAGTTGGCCCTCCCTGCTGGCCTGCAGGTAGGGTTGCGGGGGATGAACACCCCGCTTCAGGCCTCGGACCCGAAGCGCCCTGGCGACAGAGTCGCCGGCGCTTCGGGCCTGTGCCCTTCCCAGAGGTGGAAAGCGAGCCCGATGCTCGCTCCC